TGAGGAAATGCCGGACACTGTACTGGCACCATTGTTGTTCCGCACCCCGTTAGCATAATACTGGCGCAAAAGACTAAGTTTCGCATCATATTCATCTTGAATTCCTTTATTAATTAGTGCCTGTTGTTTTTGGACCGACTCCGTATGTGCTTGAGCTTTCTCAGCTTCAATTCGGATTTGATTTTTGTAAATAGTAAAGTCCCTATCCCTAGTATGCCAGCCAGCGAAAAACACACCGCATACAAGTACAACAAGTAAACCAGCTTTGATGTAGGTTCCATATAACATTACGCCCCCGGCTCCGAGTTTTGTTTCATCATTACACTAGCCCCACCCGCACCAGATACAATACCTAATGCCGAAGCAAGTTCGGTTAAGCTAATTTGGTGGGACTGCATAACTTCATAAACTGCAATCGCAATAACGGCAATAAATCCAATAAACCAAGTCCAACGACCTAGATCATGGGTCTGATTATCTTTACCAGTAAGAAGTTGTTTAAATATTTCATTCATTTAAAATTCGGTCCATCCAGTGACAATATATTTTTCATTGCTCAACGGAGGATTACCTCTATGAGTATGAGTAAATGCGGCTGGCCAAATAACTAAAGTGCCTTGTTTGGGCTTTACTCTTATATGTTGATACAAAAACTCGGTTTCTCCACCTTCTTCTACATCATTAAGATATACCATCCAAGTAAGCAAGCGATGGCAATTTTGTCTATCAGAAGATTCGTAATGCCAAACATGATAACCGCCACCAATAGGTGTTTTTTGAACTTTAAAAGAAAAATTATTATGTGCTCCAGATTCGCTTAAAACAGCAAAATTAGGTGCATATTGTTCATTATAAATTTTCCAAAAAGTTTCATTAAACTCTTTATACATTGGACCAGCTAATTGCAAATTTACAAATTCTTCGTAGTGTCCAAAAAAGGCATCATCATCTTTTTTAATTTTTATAGCATCTTCAGACTGCATACGATTTTCTGTAAAACCATTTGCTTGCATATTGTTAAAATACTTTATTGTTCTTTCACAATATTCTTTTGAAAAAGCATTTTCGTATACACCAATGAATTGGGTCATTTAATATTTACCTTCAGCAAACACATTAACAAATACTGTGCCATCTTCTAATGCTTCAATTTCATGCCATTCATTAGCTGGCAAATTTAATGGTTGACTTGTTTTGTCAATAATATAACTACGACCTTCTAAACTAACTAAACAAGAACCAGAATTGCACATAGTTGCATGGGCAAAATTATGTTCATGCTTTGTTAAACCTTCACCTTTATCGGCAAGGTAAATATTTAACTGTGCCCCATCATAAATAAATTGATGGGTTGGGCTAATATTGATTGGCATTATGCAGTCTTTGTTCCTGTTGATGCAATTTCAGCTTTAGGTGGATTAGGTGGTTGTTGTTCATTTGTAGTTAAAACTGAACCATCCCATGTAAATCCAATTTGACCTACACCAATAACTTCAGTTAATACATAAACTGGTGGAGTTGCTGAATTTAATTCCCAAACCATAGCTGGAGTAGTTGCTTGAACTAGCATGGTTGCATCTGCTGGAGGTTGCCAAGTATTTGTATCTCCATCCCAAACAACAAGATTTGTTACAACATTGCTTTCTACTTGTAAATAATTTTGATTTGTCATTTTATTTTTCCATTACCATTCAAAAATCACAACACCTTGATAGCCACTACCACCACCAGCATTATTATTACTACCAGCAGCCACACCACCTCCGCCTCCAGAACCATAACCATTAGCACTATTACCAGCAGAAAGTCCCCCACCAGTACCAGTACCAGCACCACCAAACATTGAATTACCACCATTTCCGCCAAAACCGCCATGGTTTCCGCCACATTCACCTCCAGCCACTATACCAGTCGAACCAGTACTACCAGTAATATTAATTGTTCCGCCACTAGCAGTTCCACCAGCACCACCATTTGCAGTATTAACAGCAGCACAACTTCCATAACTGTTACCTGTGCTTCCGCCATTACAGGTAACTGTAGTAATTGCTTGGTTTCCTGATGCAATTTTAGATAAACCACCAGCACCACCGCTACCGCCACCACCACCAACAGTAACTGCAATATTAGCAGTTGGGGTTAATCCAGTTAAATAAGAAACGGCTGTTGCACCAGCACCGCCTCCACCACCTTGACCAACTCGTGTACTTGATGCCGCACCTCCCCCACCGCCACCTATTACTATTACTTTAACCGCAGTAACACCAGAAGGAATTGTAAATGTTCCGCTTCCAGTAAAAATTTGACCTCCAAGACCAGAAGTGTAACCGCCGGCAGAAATAGTTACACCGCCAGTAGAACCAGAAACAGAAATACCAGTACCGGCTGCAACAGATGTAACACCAGAGTTAGTGACAGTGACAGCACCTGTAGTTGAGTTAACAGAAATACCTGCACCAGCTGAAACTGAGTTTACGTTAGCATTGGTATTAACTGGCGCAGTAGTTTGCGTAGTTGAGTCGTTAAAGGTTAGGGTTGTACCCGAAGTTGTAATTGCCATTTATTGCTCCTATTAGGGGGTAGTGCCGGATATAACCGATGTTAGCACTCTAAGGTTACCAGATGAATCCAAGCTTGCTACGTTTGTGCCATTGTAATTAAAGTAAAGTTTTGTACCGCTAGGCGTTACATTCCATCCACCAGTATTCGCAATACCAACCGCATTTCCACTTGAGTTTCCAGTACCGCCAGAAGTAACCGCTAAAGGCGTAGTTAAAGTAACCAAGCCGCTGGCAATAGTCATAGCGGTGCCTGTACCGCCTACAAAAGCTAAAGTGCCAGAAGTATCCGAATTAATAACAAGCGAAGTTGCCGTAGTTGTGCCGGCTGTTAATATAGTTGCCATATTAGGTTCCTGATGTAGAAGCTAGCAAGTAATACGTTGTGCCACCAATGTTTACGGCAATTTTATTAGTCACAGTATTGGTAGATGAGCTTGACACGGCAGTAGAAGCTAAAGCATTACCAGATACGTTGGGAAACGTAATAACTGTACTACCAGCCGAGGCTTGGGCAGCTAGGGCTAAAGTACCGCTTGTATCGCCGCTTATTGTAAATTGAGCCATGATTATCCTTATGGTGTTCCGTTTGGAGTTATGGTACTAGCAGAAACTATAGCGCCTGTAGAACTTATTGATGCAACTGGGGTACCTTGGTAATAAATATATAACTTTCCACCAGATTCTGAAATTGAAAAATTAGTTGTTGCTAAACTATTAGCAGATCCTGAAGTAAGGCTTGAAGCAGTTCCAGTTAATCCTGTACCGGGTCCAGAAAATTGATTAGACGCCGCAATCGTAGTGCCAGTTAAAGATCCTACGTCTGTCAAATTACCAGTAACATTTAAGTTACCATTAATTGTAAAATTTCCTGCAGAACCAGTTTGGGCTGAGTAAAAACCCGTAGATCCATCACAATAAACTTGTGCAGTAGTGCCATTAGGGATACTAATGACTGAACCAGTCGAAGCGCCAATAGTGATAGCATTACCGCCTGATGTATTGTTAGTGACTACATACATTTTAGGGACTAACGGGGCAATAACTTGATAGGTAGTATTATTTGTACCTTGCACAATAAGCACCATATTGCGGGCTTCATCTAGCAAACCATTAAGATTTGATAGGGTATAGTTAGCATTTGCCATAGTAATGGTCTGTACACCAGCTACGGCTTGCTCAATTAGCTGCCAGTTAGTATTGGTCGTAGAACCCCAAATGCCCGACTGCTCACCATTCCCAATTTCTTGGATTTTTAAGCTAGTTGTATATTGTGATGACATACTTATCCCTTATTGCTGCGTATTATTAATCAGCACCCAGTTGGGGTTTTGAGTATCGTTAATTTTAAACCATCCAGTAGTAATTAGCGAGTCTGCCAAAGTAAAGTTTTCAATAATTGTATCTAAGAAAGCGCTTTGTTGGGTATTAGAATCGGCTAAATTAAAGTTTTCTTGAACAATTCCTATAAATTGAGCGGCTATGGTACGGGAATCATCTAAACTAAGGTTTTCTACAATACTAAATGTAAGTATAGAAGAAATGGTTTCTATATCAGCTAAACTTAAATTTTCAGTTCTAGCAGTGGAAAATTGAGCAATTATGGCCTCAAAATCCGCCATTGTGGTAGCTTCTATAATACTAGCCACAAATTGGGCAGTTATAGCCCTAGTGTCATTTAAGTTAGTGTTTTCGGTAATCGTATCTAAAAAAGCGCTTTGCTGGGTATTAGAATCGGCTAAATTAAAATTTTCGGTATCGCTAGCTGACGCAGCGTAATAAACCACATTAGAATCAGCTACGCTAAGATTTTCAGTATCTGCCACTGCAAACTGGGCAGCTATAGTTTCGGTTTCGGTAATACTAAACGGTTCTGTAATAGAGTTTAAAAAAGCGCTCTGTTGGGTGCTAGAGTCATTTAAAGTAAGACCTTCAGAAATAGTCTCAATAAGAATAGACGCTTGTGAATTATTGTCCGTTATGGTGTAGTTTTCAGTAATACTCTGTAAAAAAGTAGACGTTTGGGTATTAGAATCTGCAGGTTGAAAGTCTTCAGTTATAGAGAGGTTATATAGGTTTTGCCCTAATGCCGCAAAAGGGGTTTGAGCAAAGGCTGATATTCCAAACACTATTAAGCCTCTTTAATTTGAGCTTTTAATGCTTTTACTTCGGCAGACAATTCTTTAACCGCTTCAATTAATAAACCAACCATATTACCGTAAGAAACTGATTTATAGCCATATTCGCCATCTGCTGTATGGACTACTTCCGGCACAACTCGCTCTACTTCTTGAGCTACTACACCAACTTCACGCACACCATTTCTTAAGTAAGTTACGCCACGCATAGTTTCTACTTTAGTTAATGCGTCAGTAATAGTTTCAATATCTTGTTTTAAACGCTCATCAGAAGACGATACATGTGATACGGCAGTTAAAGCACCGGTAGATGCATTGTAATAAACTGCATTTGTATTTGAAATAGATGCCGTAGATAGTGTACCTGAAGTTGAGGTGGTTCCAATAACATAGTAAGTGCTAGAAGTTGTTGTTGGCGTAATTGTTGCACCACCACCTGAACCGTTAGAAGCTGAAATAACTCTACCTTGAGCGTCAACTGTAATGTTTGCAGTTGTGTACGAACCAGCACTTACGCCAGAAGTAGCTCCTGCAACAGTTACCGATCCAGATGCGTTAGTAATACTAATTGCAGTACCAGCAGTCAAAGTTGCTGCAGTATAGTTTGTGC